AGCAGTCCGGGTCTACCTTTATTAATTTTGCTCAGTTTGTCTCGTGTTTCAGCAGAAACTGGCGGTTTATTCTTACCAGCAATAGATTTTTTAATACGAACTTCTTCAGAATCTTTTTTGCCTATCCTAGACTGTCTAATTTTTTCTTTAGTTTCATTACTATGTGTTTTACCAGAGAATGTACCTGGTACCTTACTAAATCTTTCTTTTTGTTGAACTGAAATTAACTCTTTTGTAGCATCTGATACTACTCTGCCCTTCATTTTTTCTTTTGTATCTTCTGAATGATTTTTTCCATGAAATGGGTTGTTGTCCCCTTTATACATTTCTGATAATACTGCAGATCGATCTTTTTTTAATTTTTCGTAAATCCTAGATGTAATATGTGCTCGTTGATGATACCTATTCTTTAAGTTGCTCATTGCCCATAGTGCATTTACCATCTTATGGTATGAATTTCCTATTACCATTTTAGGTAATAACATATGACAGATTAAATGTTCCCTCGCAGTTAGATCAACTAGATTAGTTTTATCGTTAGTACCGCCTAAACTTTTAGGAATTATATGATGTTTTTCAGTATACTCTAACAAGATTCGAGTAGATGCTCGATTTATTATTTGATAATACCATTTTTTATATTTGTTATCGATAAACATACTTACTCCTTAAAACTTATTTAGTCTAATTGGAGCAGGATAAGATAATTATATCAGCAATTTAACCTATGACGAAAGTAAGCGGAGAACCGCCATCTTTGTAGTTGATTAGATCCTGTTCTAGGATTTCGATTTCAGCCTTGCCTTCGGCTTTGAGTGCAGCACCATTCAATTGTGTGCCGCCTTGGGGGCTGGCAATGGTGGCAAATTTCTCACGTGCCTCGCCTAGCATGATCTTACAGGTCGCTAGGGCATAGTCTTTTAACCATTGACCTGCTTGTGGATCTTGTAGTAGATTAAAATCAGGACGATGATTATACATCCAAACTAGTAATTCTTCCTCAGCCTGCGGGCGTTGCATCACTGTTAGTAATTTAGTGGTGTTGTTAAATGTAAAATTAACATCGCTACCAAACATTTTACCCACTTGTTTCTGATATCCTGCAAATGCATAGTATGTGGCTAACCCGCCCATGTTGGTGCTGGCTAGCAAATAGGTGTTAGAATAGGCTAGGTTAAAGGGTTCAAATAATGAGCCGCCTTGACCACCGCCACTTCGTGATCCAATGCTGCGACGGAATAATTGTCTAACGCTCATTACTTCCTTAGGCATGTAATATTCGTTAGTGTCTATATCTAGTGTAATAAATCCGAAACTTTCCTCAACTGAATTACTACTGCGCTGACGAAATTTATTTAAAGCACGATCAATGGCAGTAGTGTAATGAATAGGGTCAAGCTCAACATCGACCATCCCGCCACCTAACATGGCTTGAATATAATCTATCAGAACTTGGTATTGATTAGCTTGGGGGTCTTTAAGTAGTGGATCCATACAAATATTTAGCCATATAAATACAACTATGCCAAGACTCTCTCTTTACAAACCAGAAAAAGGCCCCGACTTTAAATTCATTGATCGTGTAGTCAATGAACAATTCCAAGTCGGCGGGACTGATGTTTTTATACACCGATATCTAGGTCCTGTTGCTTCGACTGGTACCAACATCACTCCTACAACACCGGCAAACACGGCCACAAACGCCATTGCTGAATTAGGAATACAAGATGTTCTGTTTATGGAGAACAGAGATCGCAACTATGACCCCGATGTTTATGTTATTCGTGGCATTTATCAGATGCAGGATTTTGACTTTAATTTAAGTCAGTTTGGTATGTTCCTACAGAACGACACTATCATGTTGCATTTCCACTTACGATCTATTGTAGATTGTTTGACTAGAAAAATCATGGCAGGCGATGTTATAGAATTGCCACACTTAAAAGACGAATATGCCATGGATGACAACTATGTTGCACTTCGTCGCTTTTATGTAGTACAGGATGTTAGCCGTCCTACCAACGGATTCAGTCAGACTTGGTATCCACATTTGTTAAAAGCCAAATGCACACCACTAGTAGATAGTCAAGAGTTTAGTCAAATTCTCGATCAAGATAGTGGCAACGGCGATGGTAGTACTCTACGTGATTTGTTAAGCACCTACAATCAGACTATTGCAATCAGTGATCAAATTGTAGAGCAGGCAAATCTAGATGCACCATTGAGCGGCTACGATACTTATAGTTATTTTATTTTACCTACAAAGACTTCAGGTCTTGTTGATCTTGTAGATGCGTCGGATGTTATAGATGATACTACTATGGACATAGATTGCAGTATCGTGCTACAAACTCCTAAAAATAATCTATATGTGGCCTATGTTGCAGGAACCGATGCCCCACCAAACGGTATTCCATTTGGATCTGGCAACTCATTCCCCCATGATCCGCAAAATGGCTCATTTTATCTACGTACAGATTATATGCCACATGCACTGTATAGATATAATGGAAAAAACTGGAAGTTATATCAGAAAGGTGTACGCATGACTATGAATCAGTTTGGTTCAGAGGATGTTGCCAGTGGACCGTTTGCTGGACAACAGATTAGACAGAATCAAATATCTACATTTGTTAACAATACAAATACTGCTACCATTAATGGATCAGTTGTTCAAGAGCGTCAAGCATTGAGCAAGGCGTTGAAACCTCGAGCAGATAATTAAGGAGAATTAAAATTCAGTTTTTCTACGACGGTCAAGTACGCAGATACCTGACACAATTTATGAGGGCAATGAATAATTTTGCCTACCAAGACGGCAACGGTGGTCTACATCAGGTGCCGGTTATGTATGGGGATCCTAATCGCCAGGCCGCTAGTCTGTTGAAAAAGAACAGTGAAAATACTATTCCGTCAGCACCGTTTATTGCCTGCTATATTAAGGCACTGGACTATGATCAGAGCCGACTACAAGATCCTACTTACGTAGGCAAGGTACAGATTCGTGAAAGATCATTCAACGAAGATACTGGTCAGTATGAACATATACAAGGACTAGGATATACGGTAGAGCGTATTATGCCTGCTCCCTACAAGCTAACATTTACAGCAGACATATGGACCACAAACACTGAACAGAAATTACAAATCTTTGAACAGATTGCTTATCTGTTTAGACCTGCTCTAGAATTACAAACCACAGACAACTACATAGACTGGACCAGTTTAACTGTACTAACCCTGACCAATACAATGTGGACCAGCAGACAAATTCCACAGGGCATTGATCAAAATATTGATATCTTAACACTGACCTTTGAAACACCTATCTGGATCACTCCGCCTGCCAAGGTTAAAAAGATGGGTATTATTACTAAAATTATTGCCAATATATTTGCCGAACCTACAGGAACCATTGCAGCAGACTTTAATGATCCCGATACCGTATATAACGATCTAGGCGAAATGGCAGGACAAGTAGTTGTTACTCCTGGCAATTTTGAACTGCTTGTGCTAGATGGTGTAGGCGGCCTGCTAAAGAACGAAATAGTCATGGCGGCCAAGGACGAAGTATTTCCAGGTAATGTTGTTACTTGGAGAAGTTTAATCGATCTATATCCAGGAAAATTCCGTCCAGGGTTAAGCCAAATTCGTCTGCTTAAACCCGATGGTAACGAAATTGTAGCCTATATCACTCTAGATGCCTACGATGAAACTCGTATGATATTAGACTACGATGCAGATACAATACCAGGGAATACTATTTTAGTCAGCGACTACAATACCTCAGGTAGAGGCACAGTAGATGCTATTATTAATCCAGAAACTTTTGCTCCTAACAATGTTGTTGCAGGCACACGTTACTTAATCCTAGAAGACATTCCACCGCAGGCACCTATATGGCAGAACAGTGACAGCAGTCAATTTATTGCCGTGGCCAATGACATCATAGAATGGAATGGATCTGCTTGGCATATCATATTCGATTCTACGGTAGATCAACCTACTACATACATAACTAACTCATATACTAGCATTCAATACAAATGGGATGGTGCTAGCTGGAGTAAGAGTTATGAAGGAATCTATGACAAATTTAGCTGGCGTCTCATCTTATAATGATCAGATAATTTGCAGCGGCGGATTATTTCTTGCAAAAGATACTCATAGATTTTTATTTTTACTACGCACACAGGGCAAGACCGCAGGCACTTGGGGCCTAGTTGGCGGCAAGAAAGAACCTTCGGATGCTACACCCTACGATGCTCTAAATAGAGAAATTGCCGAAGAAGTAGGTAAGACTCCTACAATTAAGAAGACAATTCCCTTGGAGTTGTTTACCAGCAACGACCAAAACTTCCAATACAATACTTATGTACTGGTTGTTGATCGTGAATTTATCCCCACATTGAATGAAGAACATTCAGGATATGCTTGGTGCGGATTTGACATGTGGCCAAAACCCTTGCACCAAGGTGTTAAGAATAGTTTTAACAACAAGGCTATTAGAGCTAAATTAGAACTACTACTTGAACTAGTTTAATAACTAGGATACCATTTAGCAGTAAATGCATCGTAGACCATTATCAGCGCCTTGCTGACCACAGCGGTAGAAGCTAGTGCAATATTACCAGTAGCAGCAGTTGTCCATAATCCAGTAGGAATTAGTATAATCTGCCCACCTGTAACAGATACACCTGCCGGTGCTGTGATTGTGGTAATCTGTGTAGTACCCGATACAAACGTTACATAGGCAGTCGGTGCAATTGTAGCAGCGCTGGCTATGGTTGTAGCAGTTGATGTAGTAACATGTATACCCGACGACAATATACCAGTCACGGTCATATTTGTAGCAGTGGCTGCACCAGATACAACTAAATTAGTAGCAGTGGCTGTACCGGTAACTGATAAGTTTACAGTACCGATCAGTGCTGCACCTGTGATACTGCCTGCAGCACCGGTACCAACAAAGCTACTGGCATAAACAGTACCGCCAACACCTAAGCCGCCTGCAATGGTAACAGCACCTGTGGTAGTCGATGTTGAACTTGCTGTGCTGGCAACTAAAATATTTCCAGCAACTCCGATACCGCCTTGAA